AATGAGGCCGAATTATACAGGTCACACGAAAACAACGAACACATATAATACGAAGGAGAATAAATATGGATTTCGAAAGTCTAAAAAAGTCGTCAAGTAACTTTGACGCAATCACAAAAGCACTTGAAACTTCAAGTGAACCACAACAATCCAAATCAAGCAATAAGTATCAAGACGATAGGTTATGGAAACCTGAACTAGATAAAACTGGTAATGGTTATGCCGTACTTCGTTTCTTACCTGCAGCTAATGGTGAAGAAATGCCATGGCAGAGAGTTTGGACTCATGCCTTTCAAGACAAAGGTGGTTGGTTTATTGAGAACTCATTGACAACCCTTAATCAAAAGGATCCTGTTAGTGAAGAAAATACTAGATTGTGGAATACTGGTGTCGATAGCGACAAAGAGATTGCTAGAAAGAGAAAAAGAAAATTATCTTACTATGCAAACATCTATGTAGTATCAGACCCCAAACATCCTGAGAACGAAGGACAGGTTAAACTGTACAAGTTTGGTAAGAAAATCTTTGATAAGATTACTGAAGCCATGCAACCAGCGTTTGAAGACGAACAAGCAATCAACCCATTTGATTTTTGGAAAGGTGCAAACTTTAAACTAAAAATTAGAAAAGTAGATGGCTATTGGAACTACGATAAATCCGAGTTTGAAGGTGTTACCCCTTTGAAAGAGTCAGATGACGAAATCAAAGCAATTTGGGAAAAACAACACCCTCTAAAACCATTTGTTGACCCTAGTAATTTTAAGACCTATGACGAACTCAAAGAGAAACTGAATAGGGTAATTACGGGAACGCAAAGCACAGTAACAGTAGATGAGGTCGACCTCCCACAATCGACATCTACAACCTCTGTGGAAATGCCTAAGGTAAATATGTCAACGCCTGCTAGTGACGAGGACGATACTCTCGATTACTTTAGTAAATTGGCAGACGAAGACTAAACCTTTCTCTCTCTTTACTGAAAGCATTGGCCTCTAGCGAGAAATCGCTAGGGGTTTTCTTATAAATAGTAACATGGCAATTGATATATTTGAACCATTAAAAGATTTACAAGGTAATAAACTAAAAAGTGCTACTTGGTACAGAAACGCTGTATCTCTTATCGCCGATAGAACTAGCCCTAGTCAACTATTTAAATCAGGTAAACTACTTGGTAGACCAAGTGGTGGTCGTATGAGTATGTTCTTCTATGACCCTAAGACAAAGGCAAGAATGCCTTATTACGACACATTCCCATTAGTATTACCATTAGAGCCAATGAAAGGCGGTTTTATTGGTCTTAATTTTCACTATCTGCCTTATGGTGCCAGATTTGCATTTTTACAACAATTACAGTCATTATCAAGTAATAACAAATTTGACCAATCAACCAAAATTCAAGCTACATATGACTCAGTAAAGTCTAATAAATATGTAAAGGCAAGTATCAAAAGATATTTGTATTCACAAGTTAGGTCTCAGTTTTTGAGAGTTAATGTAGATGAGATGGCATTAGCAGCCTATCTACCTGTAGCACAGTTTAAAGGTGCTTCAATAGGTTCTGTTTTTGCACAAAGTAGGAAGACATTTTAATGGCAATTTTAAGAGGCGGAAGAAGAATAGGTAATTTTGATATTCGACTAGGTTTACCTAGAGATAGGTCATTGGTTGATGTTGTAAAGGACCCTAGATTACAAAGACAGCCAGGTGGTGCAGGTACAATACAAAGATTTCTTGCACAAGTAAATCAAGGTGAAGGACCAGCAAGAGCAAATTTATTTGTTGATGATTTTGACATGACGCCAGGTAATAATGACTTAGAAAGTTTAACAACATTAGAAAATGTTGATATGATGTGTAATAAGGTGACAATGCCTAATAGAGATATCAATACAGCTGAAAATAGAACTTATGGACCAGCAAGAAGAATGCCTTATGCATATTCATATAGTGGTAGTGTAGAGATGTCATTCTATGGTGATAAGTTTTTAAGACAAAGAATGTTTTTTGAAAATTGGCAGAAAAAGATAATGAATATAGAGTCACATAATATGAATTATTATGATAACTATGTTGGTTCTGTGGACATTATGCAGTTAGGTCAGTTTGATTCAAAACAAGATGATGACGCTAGAGTTACATATGCAGTTAGATTGTTTGAAGTTTATCCTCAAACAATTGGTTCTTATGATATGGATTTTGCTACAGATAATTCATTAGTAAATTTGCCTATTACATTAAACTTTAGAACATGGGCTAACTTGACTATTGACCAGATAAATGGTGCAACAGTTGGTAAGTCAGTTGGTGATGTACCAACAATTAAAGCAAGTAAAGATTTTGGTCTGTTTAGTGGTATATTAGGTAAATTACCTCCTGAAATAAGAAGAGCAGGTAGAGATGTACTACAAACAGCAAAAAGAAATCTACCAATTGGTAGAGTTACAGGTGGAAGATTATTTCCACCTTTTGGTTAATATAACAAGGAGAGAATATTATGGCATTGCCTATATTAGAAACAGCGACATATGAGTTGACATTACCATCAAGTGATGTACAAGTCAAGTACAGACCATTTCTTGTAAAAGAAGAAAAGGTTTTGTTAATAGCAATGGAATCTGAGGACGGTGTTCAGATTACCAGAGCGTTAAAAGAAATTGTAAGAACATGTACATTTAATAGTATTAATGTAGATTTACTACCAACATTTGATTTAGAGTATATATTTTTAAATGTTAGAGCTAAGTCAGTTGGTGAAGTTACTAAATTGAAATTATTATGTCCAGATGATAAAGAAACTTACGCAAATGTAGAGTTAGATTTATCAAAGGTAGAGGTACAAGTAGATGATAAACATAGTAATGAGATATCAATTAGTGATAAAATTAAAATGATTATGAAATATCCTACTATTGATACATTTGACCCCTCTATTGACGCAAGTAAATTAAAAACAAATCAGTTATTTGACATTATTGCAAATACTGTTTATGAAATTTATGATGGTGAGACCGTGCATAAAGCAAGTGATTACAGTAAAGAAGAAATGAATCAATTTATCGAGTCATTAACAAGTGACCATTTTAATAAGATTCAAGAATTCTTTAACACTATGCCGAAATTACAACATGAAATTGAAATAGAAAATCCTAAGACTAAGGTGAAGAGTAAGGTAATGCTGAGTGGGCTACAAAGTTTTTTCGTATCGCCCTCTCACATGACAACTTAGAGAATTATTTTCAGGTGAATTTTGCTTTAATGCAACACCATAAATATTCTTTGACTGAACTCGAATATATGATACCTTGGGAGAGGGAAATTTAATGTTGATTTATTATTAAATCACTTAAAAGAAGAAAAAGAGAAACAACAAAGAGAGAGAAAGTAAATGTTAGAAGAAGCAAAAACAAATTTTATTGAAAAAGTAAAATGGTTATGGTGGTTTTTAAAAGAAGAATTGCCACAATTTTTATCAAACTGGAGAACTGTTCCTAGAGTTATGATGGCACTTTATGGATTAGTATTCTACAACACTATGACTTGGTTTATGGCATTAGAAAATCCAAACAATGCACAAGCAGGTTTTGTATCTGTAGTTGTAGGTGCTGGCGCTGCCTGGTTTGGTCTATATGTTAACGGCAAATCTTCAAAAATACAAAAGTAATAGGTAGTTAATAAATGTCAGTAAGAGATTCAATCGTAGGTGCAATACAATCAGGCCAAATGGCTGTTGGTAATGCTTTAGCAGGCGGCGGAGGTGCCGTTGTTTCTGGTGCTGGGGGTGCAACGGTAGTATTAGAAGATTTACGAAGAATTTCCAAAAAGAACGAACAAAATACAGGTAGATTAACAGATGTTTTAAGTAAAATGTTTGCCTTTGACAAGGCTAAATTTGCTCGTCTTAGAGACCAATCAAGAGAAGAAGAAAAAGAAAAAAGTGATATTAAACAGGCAATGTCATATGGGCCTCAGCTACCTGGCAATAGTGGAAAAGGTAGTGCTGGGTTAGGTCTAAAAGGTTTAGCTGCTATTGCTGGGTTAGCTCTCTTTGCAAAAGGAATGGGTGCCAATACAGACATACTTAAATTACCACAACAATTAAAATCAATAAGAGCAATGGCAACCTTTGCAAAAGGTGTAGGTACAATTGGTACATTAGGATTTGGTCCACAGATTTTGAAAAATATAAAATTTGCCATTCAATCAGTTGAATTTAAATTGCCAAAACTGTTTACTTCAACTAATACTTTGTTAGGTGAGTCAATTAAAAACATTAAGACAGCAATAAGAGGTCCGTTATTAGGTGCTCAAATGCAAATGACCTTACTAGGAAAAAGTATTAAAGAAAGTTTTAATGCCTTTAAACTTGCAATTATGGAGAACAAAGCTCTTAAAGCAATTGGAGGTTCTATTAAAGGTGCAATGACAAGTATCTCGGCAACATTTGAACCAGTTATGAATTCACTACGAAGTTTATTTGGTGGTGTAAAAGAAGGTGGAGCATTATCAAAAATAATAACACCATTGAAAGCAATTGCTGGAGTAATAAAAAAAGTATTCTTACCATTGACATTAATACTTGGTGTATTTGATGGTGTAGCAGGATTTATGAAAGAGTATGAAGAAACAGGTTCTATTGTAGATGGTATCAGAGGTGCAGTAGTAGGTATTGTAGATGGATTTATTGGTACATTTGTAAGACTGATTACAGATTTGGTTGGTATGGCATTATCATATCTTGGTTTAGAAAACTTAGGTGCTTCCGTTATTAAATTTGGTGAAGATATTACAGCAAGTTTTAGTGAAGTAATTGGTGGTATTGTAGATATAGTTACAGGTATATTTACTTTAGATTGGGAAAGAATTAAAGGTGGATTTGGTACATTGTTTAGTGGTGCAGGTAATTTCTTTTTTACAATATTAACAACACCAATAGATTTGGCAGTTAACTTTATCAAAGACATATTTGAATTTGGTAACCCCGATAAGCCGTTTAGTATAAAAACTTTTTTATTTGGTGGTGACGGTGAAAGAGGTTTCTTTCCTGGATTATGGGATATGATTACAGGAATGTTCCAATTGCCTGACATGAGTAATTTAGGTGCAAAACTATGTGATATGAGTAGAATATTTAAAGCACTTGCAGCCGGTGGTGTTGCAGCTGTTAAGGCAATATTACCAGGCGGTCTAACTCCAGGTGAGGCGTTTAGAGAAAGTTACAATGCTAGTATGAAAGCAAGTGCGCCAGTAATAGTAGAAGACCCGGTTGGTTTAAAAGGTACTGATATTCAAAGTAACACAACAGAAAATAATATTAAAACACAAACTTTAAATCAAGGTTCTACAACAACTGGTACTACTGTTGTGTATAATGACCAATCAAATAAACAAGTAAGTAATCAAAACTATG